AACCGTCAAGTAGCTGGAGACATTACAGGAGATCTACGAGATGGAGATTTCGATGAGCTATTAGAATCAGCTATGTTAAGTGCTTGGTCTACAAACGTACTTAAAGTTGGTACAACACCTAAGTACTTTTCTATTGAGGACTATGCCGCTGACATCGACCAAGCTAGGTTGTTTACAGGTTGTTCAGTAAATACATTAGCTGTATCACTGTCACCTAACGCTATGGTAACAGGTACATTCGGTATAGTCGGTAAGAGTATGACTATGAGTGCTACAGAGAAGACACAAGATGCCGCTTCTGGAGCTTCACCATTTGACTCATACTCAGGTGACTTAGAGATAGGTGGATCAGCCTCAGCTATAGTTACAGCTATGGACTTTACTTTAACTAACAGCTTTGCTCCTACGTTTGTTGTTGGCGACGATAGCGCACCTGCACTAGAAGTAGGTAACGCTGTAGTAGAAGGTACTCTATCAGCTTACTTCGAGGATGCCTCACTAATCAACAGATTTGTCAATGAAACAGAAACACCACTTAAGGTTACTGTAGGTGACAATGCTGGCACACCAAACACTATGGAGTTCTTTTTCCCACGGTGCAAAATAAACAGTGCTGACGTAGGTGTAGATGGTCCTACAAGCAGAATAGTTAACTTAACATTTGTAGCTTTACGTGACAGTACAGAAGATACTAACTTGCGTATTACACGCTCGTAAAGAATACTCTAGCTAGAGTGGGGGGACGTTGGTGTCGGGTCTGACGTTCCCCATTTATTAACCCGAACTCGATAAGGAAACTCGATATGGATTTAAAAGACTTAACACCCAAGAGCGACACAATAGATGTTATATTAGTACACCCAAATACAGGGGAAGAACTTACGAACCCTGATGGTTCTAATATGACTATCTGTATGTATGCTACACATTCTGAAGAGTATAAGAAAGTTATGCACTCTCAGACTAATAAGAGAATTAAAGCCGCTACAAAAAGTAACGACATGACTATGACTTCTGAACAACTTGAGGCTTCTACACTTAGTGTACTAGCAAATACAACAAAGAGTTGGGATATAACTTTTGATGGAGAGAAGCCAGAACTAACAGTTAAGAAAGCTACAGAGATATACGATCAAGTTTTCTGGATTAAACTACAACTTGAGGAGGCGGTTGCTAACTCATTGGATTTTACCAAAGCCTGACAACTAAACTTGAAGACTATGCAGAACATATGTTTTCTCTAAGTAAGTCAGGTAAGGATGGTATATCCGAAAGAGAACACCTAGAACAAGTAGAAAAGCAGACTGGCATAAGACCAGAAGGATTAGAGTCTCCTGACTTTCCTATGGTCATTTCCCACGTATGGTCTGCTTTTATAGCCTTGAGTAAAACAAGAAGTATGGGGTTTAGTGGACCTAATCCTATTACATACGAACAAATACTAGCGTGGAAGAAACTAACTAGCACACCTTTAGATGCTAGAGAAGTAGAGACAGTTATGTCTTTAGATACAATATACATGAGGGTTATAAATGGCTAAGACAATTCAAGTTAGTGTTGATACTAGCGACCTTAAGGTTCTAAATACACACTTAAACACTACCAAGAAGACCATAAAAATGACCGCTAAGTCAGCTAAGTCTGATTTTAAGCAACTTAAGATGTCTATTGACCCTGTATATAGAGCAGAGAAGTTATTTACTAAACAAGTATTGGTGGCTCAGAAAGCAGTTGCTACTGGTGCTATAAGTAATAATGAGTACGCAAGAACTTTTGCTATGATACAGAAGAACGCTCAAGCGTCTGGTATGACTATTAACCAATTTGGTCAAGTAGCAAACGTCAACACACGTAAGATGAAACGCTTCGGTGCTGTTGGTATGCAACAAGTTGGTTATCAGGTACAGGATTTCGCGGTACAGGTTCAAGGTGGTACAAGTGCTATGGTCGCCCTTGGTCAACAAGGTTCGCAGTTGTTAGGCATCTTTGGTCCATATGGTGCTATAGCAGGTATGATCTTAGCTATTGGTACTGGATTAGTTGGTGCTTTTATGGCGGCTAAAAATGCAGGTGAAGAATTAGTTACCTCTTCAAAAATGTTCAAGACCGCTATGGAAGAATCTAAGACAGCTGTTAGGGAATTAAAGTTAGAAAACTATATGTTAGCTAACAGCATAAAGAGTATATCTGAAGCTAAACTTATTCAAGCTATTAACAAAATTAAAGAAGAACAAGCTATAAGAAGGGCTGAACTTGAGTATGAGATTCAAACTAGAGAAAGCCAAGGTCTAGGAACTTTTGCTCAGAGACTAGAGCTTCGTAATTTAGGTAAAGGTAACTTTGCTGAGATGGGTCTAGCTTCAATGTTTAACGGCGGTCAGAACCAGAAGATTGCTGATCTTGAAAAGCAACTTGCAGAAGTTCGAGGGGAAACAACAAAAAATACAGAACTCACTGCCGCCCAAAAGTTACTTGAACTTCAAGCAGAACAAGGAAAGAAAGTTCTTGAATTATCTGGTGCTTATCAATTATCCCGTGATAACGCAGAAGAGCTTGTAGGATCAAATGCTAGACAAGCCTTAATTATAAAACAAGAACAAGATCTGATAGCTAAAGTTAACGAACTAAGATCTTTAGGTGTAGATGTAGGCGACAGACAATTTGATACTGCCGTTAGAAACCTTGAGGCTGTAAATGCTATAAACCTTGCTAAGTTTGACCAATTAGCCGCTGAACAGGCAGTCTTAGATGCCGCTAAGTTAGCTGAAGAAGCCGAAAGAAAGAAACTCAAAGCGGCTAAAGCGGCACATGAAGCGGCTAAGAAAGCGGCGGCAGATATTATAGCTCTAAATAAATCTATAGGTAGCTCTATGGAGAACGCTATGATGAGTATGGTAGATGGTACTAAGTCTGTTAAGGATGCCTTCAAGGATATGGCTAGAGAAATCATCAAAGAACTATATCGTATCTATGTCGTTAAGAAGATTACAGGTATGATAACTGGTGCTATAGAAAATAAGTTTGCTCCAGATGTAGGAGCTACTGCGAATGCTATAACAGATAATTTAGCTAATGGCGGACCAGTTTCAGCTGGAGGTAAATATATTGTTGGTGAACGTGGACCAGAAGTATTTACTCCTACAATGGGAGGATACATAACACCTAACTCTGGTGGAGGTGGTTCTGGAACTACTATCGTACAAAACATAAATGTATCGACAGGTGTACAACAAACTGTACGTTCTGAGATACGACAAATGATGCCACAAATTGCAGACAGTGCTAAAGGTGCAGTACTAAACGCTAAAAGACGTGGCGGTAACTATGGAAGGGCAATGGCATAATGGCTATTTCTTACCCAATAACTTTACCAACTAATATTGGTATGTCTAGCATTGAACTAAGAGCAGTAAATACTACAGCAGTTTCAATGTCTCCTTTTACATATAAACAACAAGTGTTTTCCTATGACGGGGAGAAGTGGGAAGCTGATATTACTTTACCACCTATGAACAGAGATGATGCAGAATCTTGGGTAAGTTTCTTAATGAGCTTAAGAGGTAAACTAGGGTCATTTCTACTATACGACCCATCAGCTAAGAATATAAGGGGTACTGCAACCAGTGTCGTCGTTACAGGAGATACAGGTGAAAGTTCTGTAGGTGTAGTTATGACTGGTACACTTAAAGCTGGAGATTATATACAACTAGGTACTGCCTCAGATGCTACCCTACATAAAGTACTTGTAGATCAGTCTGGAGATGGGACGCTAGAGATATGGCCTAAGCTACGTAAAGACAGATCTTCAGTAACAGCAGTCATAGTAAATGCGTCTGGAGTATTTAGACTAGCCTCTAACGAGACTTCTTGGTCAGTTAATAATGCTAGTTTCTTTGGTATTTCCTTTGGGGCGCAAGAGGTAGTATAATATGAGTAGACCAATAACAACTACATTACTTAATGCTCTTACTTCAAATAGCATAAGACCTTTCTATGCTGTAGAATTATTGTTTGATACTTCACCTCTAAGGTTTTGGACAGGCTTAGGAGATAGAACTATTAACGTGCAAGGTAGCAATCAAGTGTTTACTGGTGCAAGTACTCTTCTTACTGTTGGAGAATTTGGAGAGGTAAAAGACTTATCTGCCGAAAACTTAGAGTTAACTTTAAGTGGAGTACCTTCAGAAATTATATCTCTTGCTTTACAAGAGCCTTACCAAAGAAGAACTTGTCGTGTCTACATGGGAGAACAAAGCGTATCTGATGTAACGGAAGTGTTTGGAGGTAAGATGAACACTATGTCTATATCTGATAGTCCAGAAGATAGCGTCATAAGTTTGTCAGTTGAAAGTAAGCTAGTAGAACTAGAAAGAAGTAGTGGTTGGAGATATACCGATGAAAACCATCAATCCCGATATAATGGAGACACTTTCTTTAGTTATGTCACAAGCATACAGGATAAACAAATAGCATGGGGTCGAGCGAGCGTTTAAATATATACATTGAAAACTTAGTTGACATACCCTTTGAGTGGGGTGTGAATGATTGTTTTACTTTTACTAATGGTGCTTTTAGAGCTATGTACGGTAGAGGTTACGCAGACGAATGGACAGGCAGATATATGCAAAGCAACAAGGTCTATCCAAAAGGACTAAGTAGCTTACGACATGATTATGGGTACAACAACATAGAAGAAGCACTAGAAGATAAGCTAGTCAAACTTAATGCTCCTACCCTTGGTTGCCTAGTTACCACAAAGAAAAATCAGCGTTGGGTAACAGGTGTTGCTCTTGGTATTTCCATCGGGTCTAGGGCTGTATTCCTTGGTCAAGAAGGACTAATTAGATTAAACATTAAAGATGTAGAAAGTGCTTGGGCTTTAAAATGAATAAACACAACACTCCTTTTAACGTACTACGACACACAAACCCTAAAGAGGTAATTAATAGAGATCCTGTTTCTCTTGCTATTGCTGGTGCTGTAGCCACTAAAGGTACTATTCTATATGCCGCAGTTTTAACAGTTAGTTCTATTGCTGTATCTATGGTTACTTCAGCGGCTATACAAGCTCTTATGCCTAAACCTCCAAGTAGTAATCTTGGGGCAAATGACTCTGCTGGTTTGTTAGTAAACGGTAAAAGCTCTACAGCACCTGCACAGTTTGTATACGGCAGAGTACGTAAGGGTGGAACAGTGTCTTTTGTAGAAAGCACAGGAACAAACAATAAAATACTACACCAGATAATAGTTATAGCGGCACACGAAGTAGATGAAATAACTGACCTATACGTGAACGATAAAAAAGTTACTATGGATGATGAAGTTGTAACAAGCAGTCCTTATAGAAGAAGAAGAACTGAACAATATGTTATACAAAACAACACAAGAGATCCTAATGACGTAACACCTAATGCCCCCGTAACAGGTAATATCCATATGGATGTGTTAAACTCTATAACCAGTGAGAGATACGTATATAAGAACTACTTGAAAGTTTATTTTCACTTAGGTAATCAAACAAGTGCTACAGATACTTTTGCTAATTCTAGTGAAAGTCTAGCTACAACTCTACATGCTGAAACTAGTACAGGTTCATCTTTCGTAGGTAAAGGTTTAGCTTATATATATTGTCGATTGAAGTATGACAAAGACGCTTACAATAACGGTGTACCTCAATTTACTGTTGAAGTTAGAGGTAAGAAGATAACTAGAACAGTTAATGGAGTAGAACAAACTGCTTCTTACAACAAGAGTAGTGCTTGGGTTATAAGAGACTACTTAAAGTCTACTTATGGATTTTCTGACGATGCTATAGACTACCCTTCCTTTGAAGCGGCGGCGGCTGTTTGTGACAGGACAGATGTATTATCAAACGGTAAAAAACAATTTACTGTTAACGGTGTTATATCAGCAGATGAATCCCACGGGGATGTCTTAAATAAAATGGTAACTACTTGTGGCGGTTCTTTGTTTTGGGGGTCTGGTTCTTGGAGACTATATGCTGGAGCTTTTGTAGCACCTACTAAAACCTTAACTCTAGATGATTTAAGAAGTCCTCTAAGTATAGACACAAAAGTATCTATGAGGGATAACTTTAATGCTGTAAGAGGTACATACACAGATGCTTCATCTGGTTACATAAGTACAGATTACCCTCAAATAAACTCAGCTACTTTCCTATCTACTGATGGGGGTAATGAGGTTTTATTAGACTTACCTCTACCTTACACTACAGATAGTTTGACAGCACAAAGAGTAGCTAAACAAGTTCTGTACAGAAGTCGAGAACAACTTACTTTAAACGCAGAGTTTGGAATGAACGCATTTGACGTAGAGGTTGGAGACTTCATAAAAATTAGAAATGAGAGATACGGATGGCCCGAAGGAAGTGAAAAAACCTTTGAGGTAATAAACTGGAAGCTCTCTCCTAATGCAGAAGAAGGCGACATGAGAATTGCTCTATCTTTAAAAGAGAGTAGTTCAGCGGCGTTTGGATTTAGTGCTTCAGACGAAAGGGTTATAGAGGGTAACAATACTACCTTAGATGACTTTGATGAAGTTCCACCAATAGGTCTTAGTATAACTCAAGAGTATCGTGAAGTTAATGAGAATGTAGTTAATGTTCTTGTTGTTCAAGTTACTTCAGATGCAATAGAAAGATTAGACTCAGTTATTGTTAAATACAAACAGACAGGTGTGCCAGACTTTAAGACTGTTGGACAGTCTCTGCTAGTAAATGACGGTATAGCCGCTGGTAGGTTTGAGATAGTAGGTATAGATGTACCTCAGATTAACGAGCAAGCTATTAACTATACAGTAAGTGTTACAGGAGTTAACTCCCTTGGGTTTAGAGGAGATCCAGAAGTAACTACATTTAATGTTACTGCTGATACTACAGCCCCTAGCCCACCTTCGTCGCTTAATCATCAATTATCTGGAGGTAGTATATTCTTTGCTTGGAATCCTGTTACAGCACTAGATTTATCACACTATAAGATACACTACTCTTCTAACAACCAAGCTAACTATGGAGACTCTTCTACATTAGTTTTAGTAGATAAAGTTGCTAGACCTGCTACATCTGTATCATACCCTGCGTTGTCTGGTAAGTTTTTTGTATCAGCAGTAGATAAGACAGGTAACGAGAGTACTACTGCGGCTTCAACTATTGTTTCACCTTCGGAGTTACCAAGTCTAGGTCAAAGTATTACACACACAGAAAGTCCTAACTTTAGTGGATCAAAAAGTAACTTAACAGTTTCTGGTGGTAACTTATTTATGACCACATACACTAACTCAGGTTCTACTGGTACATACCAGTTTGATCATAACGGTGTAGGTTATTTTAATGTAGGAACACCCCGTACTGTCAGGTTGTCCTCTACTATCACAGTAACACGTAAGCATTTAGATGCTGTAAACGGTGAAGTTAACTGGGATGATATACCTAATAACTGGGACACATGGCCTGACTC